CCACAGGCATTTGAGCCATGATGATCTCCTGTTTTGTTTTGGACATTATCTCATACGTGATAGGATAATGTCAAGAGCTAAACTGTCACCGTACCGTTTACCGTTACCATTAAACGATGCAGACTCTGATCTGTCCGATTGCTGATCTGTACCGTTTTAAATATTATCTCATTTCTAAGATAAATTGTCAAACTTTATTTTTAAACCTGAAACAAATTATGATACAGACTCTGATCTGTCCGATTGCTGATCTGTATCATGTTGAAGATTATTCCATGAATGAAAATGAAAGTCAACAAAAAATATTTGAATGAATCAAAATGAGTCAATCAAACGCTGACAAGGATTCTCCCACATGTGGAAGCAATGGACAAATAAAAAGATTATCAATAAAATCAAAGGTTTAGCTGTAAACTACTGATATTATTGACAAAGAAAAAAATACACAGATAACGAAAACAGATATTAAGATCCGCACGTGCGTTCTCTCTTTACGAACCAGCCAAAACAGAGCAAAATAGATCCAAAATCTATCAAAAACACAGTAAAATCAACAACATACAGCGAAATTGGGCCGAAAATGGGCGAAAAAATAAAAAAATGGAGACGGGGAAAGCCTCAGCCCCACACATCGCTATACCCCCTCATATTTTTTCTCTAAATATTTAATACCCCCCTTATCTATACCTTTTTTATACCTTATGGTTTTAAAACTCTGTGGTGAAGTGTCTATGTCGTACACAGCCGGACTCAGTGGTGTATAGAAACTAGCCGGATAGGCAGTATAAGGGTATTATAATAATATAAGTTTAACTTAGCAGGATCTAGAATGGCCCTTTCATGTCACATCCACGTAAGCTGTGTGTTTCCAACGCCTTGTGACCCTACAATCCCAGCTACAAACTTCTCCAGTTCCATATCAAACAATTCATCCCTTCTATCCCTGATTTTCACATCAGCATCTGCTGCCATTTGATCAACCCAGTACTTCACAGCCATAGCTAGTGCATCTAGCCTATCATCATGTGTCAAAGCACCTTTATCCCTGGTAATCCTAGTCATTTGATGCATCAGCATGTACTTACACTGTGACTCAGCAGGATAATGTTGCACAGTCTTATAGTCATTTTCAATAACTTTAGGGTCTATGACTAACCTGTGAGAATTCATCACAGGTTCAATTGTGTCACATATACGTCTTTCTTTTTGTACATTAGAACGTATCTCCTCCATTGTCACATTGTAGATTTTCATCAGAACTGGTTTCCACAGTTCCATGAACATTCCATCTCCAAAGTTACTTTCAATGATAATCATATTGACAGCATTACGTTTTGCTATGACTGACAATGCCCTAAGATTACTTTCATTATATCCTCCCTGAATCCCACCGCATTCTGTTACATAGAGGTATCCGTTCAGCATCTTGACTACAGCATACCCACATTCGTCTTTTCCTCGCCCACTAGGGTCTACTGCCATTACACTGCCACTGTAAGGTAGCCAATCTCCTAACTTTGTCTCAGGAGCATAATATGAATCCCCAGGAAGTCCTACATTCGGCAGGTCTGTAATCTTATTCTTACCATCACGACTCCACACAGGTTTTTCAGGTGCTGTTGTGTCGTCACAAGCCATAATAATGAGATCACTTAGTTTCAATGGGTATCGATCTGCATCTGACAGTGAGGTGTCAAGCTGAAACTGTAGGTTAAACCCAGAACGACCATACGACAGTTCACGTTCAAGAAGATCCTCATCATCAAACCTCATTGGGTCTGTAGGATCACCTTCTTTCACCTTTGCAGTGTCAAGTCTTTCCTGTATGAATGGTGCAAGTCTATTGTTGTAGCGGAGTACTTGTGTATGGTTAGGGTATCTACTAGGCCAGATTCGTGTCTCGTACCCTCTTTCTGGTAATGTCTCATACAGTGACATTTCAGTTTGCGGTGTACCCAAGTATACTATGGTTCCATCTGGCTTGAGTACAGCATCAAACTCCTTCACAGACTCACTGAGCTTGTCTCTCATGGTCTGGGTCATACTGTTATTAGGTACTTCCACATCGTCTGCTACGATCAGGTCAGCTCTGGACCCTGATAACTGACCTGTGATACCTACACTTTTTACAGAAGGGCTGTGAGAAGCCTTAGAAGGGCCGACATCGAAAGAAACCTTTGACTGCCTCTGTCCCTCCCGTGATCGTAAATGATGCAGCACAGGAAGTTCTGAGATCAATCTCTGGGTAAATGTGGAGAAGTCATCCGCACGAATCTTACTTGCAGATACCACCAGCACTTTTGTTTCAGGATCTTTAAGAAGTCTCCATGTGACATAAGCACTGGTGATGTAGGATTTACCCACTCCTCTAAATGCTTCTATCACTGCACGTTTAGGGCAGTTTTGCAGATAGTCAGCTATATCGTACTGTACTGGTGTAGGATCTGGGAGGTTTAGGTGCTTCCAGCATAAGAATAGGTAGTTCCTAAAGTCTCCCAGTTCGTTCATGCTTGTGATCTCTTTATAGCTGCTTCTGTAGGTGCTCCTTTAGCACCCTTTGGTCGCATCTTTCTGCCCTGAATACGTTTCTTGTGAATGTTGTACCACAGTCCACGTTTCTTCTTAGGGTTGTTTTTGTTAAGAATCTTGAGTTTACTTTTAGGACTCATAGCTATTCTTAATTTTTAGTTTATCCTTGGGACTCTTTTTACCCTTTTTCTTTTTAAGTGCTGTCTTGTACTCTGACATACCCTTCTTGTCATAGGAGTACTCTTTTCCGTCAAGTATAGGCATAGTTTTAGGCTGTGTTTTTAATTTTTAGTTGTTTCTTTTTCTTTTTATTATTGTTGGCGAAGTTACGTGCAGCTTCGACACTACCAAAACCCCATTTCTTCAGTGCAAGTGCTTTACGTGTAGGTTTACCGTTTTCATCCTTCATTGGACCCTTCATACCTGCAAACCTAGCAGCAAAACTTACTCTTCTAGGGTTCTTTCCACTTTTTACAGGAGGTTTAAGATTACTTCCTTCGGCTTTTGCTGATGCTCTGCCTTTGGCGTTTAGACCGCCTTCTGGATTCTGTCCCTCCTTTCTTTGCCATGCTGGTGTTTTATAACTACTCATTGACCGCCTCTTAGTTTTGACAATTCCTTTTCTTTTTCAATCTCTTCGTTAGAAAACCTGTCGTAGTGCATACCACGCATTCCCATTGCTTCCTGGTAACTGATTCTGTGTTCACGTTGCTTCTGTGACTCTTTTCTCATGATCTCAGTTTCCTCGTCTTGCTTCATCTAACTCCATTTGGGTTGGAAAAGGCATATTGTTCATTAGTTGGTGTAAGGGATTGTCGTTCACTGGCAATGCAGTGATCTCGTTGTCTTTGAGGAACTTCACTGCCACTGCTAGGTCTGCTGGCTTTGCATCTCCACTTTTAATGCGTTGCAGTAGCTCTTTAGCCACTTCGCTGTGGAGTTGCTTTAGTTCATCACTCATGTATACCTTCAGTGTACTGTGTTTTACCGTCTATCCTACTTGCAGTAAGTACTCGTTTACGGTTCTCTCCTTCATTGTTATAGCTAACATGAATCCATCCACTCGTAGGTTCTCCTTTCTCGTAAAACTCAAGGATAAGTTGATCAAACGTAAGATTCTGCTCAATCCATTTTGCTAGTTGTAGGTTGTCTATTGAGGGTGCTTCTAGGTCTGCTGCCATTCCCAGGACATGCTGACTCGAATCGCCACTTCCAATCTTGCGGTTAAGCTCCAAGACTCTCAGAGCAGAGTTAATGGTAACTCTCCCATGTACATCTCTTATAGGTTGTAATACAGCAGTCGTTAGTGCTGTTAAACGTATGAGTTGTGTGAGATCGGGAGAGTTATCAATACCGTGGCGAATAGCTGTCTGTGACCTAGTAAGTTCCTTCAAACTGAAGTTCTTACTTAGTTTCATATATTATCATCACATGAACAGGGGTCAGAAAGGCAATGAGGACACATCTCAGATTCTTCTACTTGTGAGTCTATATTATCCAAGAAACTCCTTTACACTTTTAAATGAGTTTTCAGGCATTTGATCTACTACTGCATCAACCATTTTAAGCTGATCTTCACTAAGGTTATCTTCCATTACTTTTGACACATGTTCTTTAGCTAATGACTGTGCTTGGTCTACGACTAACGATTGAATTACATTAAGGAGTAACGATGCTACCATCTTTTGCTTCTTCTTCTTTAGGTTTATCAGGTTCAGGGTTATGTGCTGGTTCGTCATGTGATACTTCAAACCAGTGTTTACCTAACATTCCGATGATTGGTAAAAATGCACCGAATGCTAAGTTTATAAGGTCTTTACTTGATTGAGCTAGTTCATCTGGTTTGTTCACCATAGTAAACACAAGCCAACCAAAAAGACCAAAGGCAAGTAACGATATAAGAAACCTTGCCCAAAATCTTAGTTTCATAAGTTGTATATGTGGGTCATCTTTTGGTTTCCCACCATTCTTTATAGTTGTTTTTTCTGTGACTGTTTCCATCTACTTTCGTGTGATTTCTTTGATTGCTTGTGTGTTAGCATCCAATGCTAGTTTAATCTGAAGAATAGCATCTGAAGACTTTTCAATCATGTCCAAGAGTCTACTATCGTGCTCTTCGTCTTTCTTCCAGAACTCTTCTCGTTCCTTTTTCGCTAGTTCACTTT